CCTTCTTTCATTATAGGAGGTGTTTTGCTGGCGAAAAAGATAAGAGCCTGTTTTACTTAGGGCTCTTACCGTCTAATAAAGATTTGACTAATAGTATTAGTACCATAATTAATAATAGTTCTAACATATAGATTCCTCCTTCTTTCATTATAGGCCCTGTTTGTTACGCGAAAAGGATGAAGACTTGTTTAGTCCTCATCCATGGTATCTTCTAATACTACAGAAATATTCTTTAGTGCTTCCTTTTTCCATTCAGGATAGTTTTCGTATGGTACATTCCATATAACGCCATCTGAAAATATCACATAATATTTGTCAATTGGCTTCACATATATAAAACTAATCACCGAACAATCCTTCTTTTTAAATAAGCTTTTAATCTTTTCGAATAATTTCTTAATCATATTAAGATCCTCCTTCTTTCATTATAGGAGGTGTTTTGCTGGCGAAAAAAATAGAACCCCTGTTTAGAGGTTCTTCTTCCAGTTCTTCTCATATTCATGATCTGCTAATTTCTTTGTTGCTTCTTCTAGTTGCTTCTCTAAATCTTCAACCTCGTTTTCTAGATTCTCGATAATTGTCGTTTGACGAATACCAATAAATCCTAATAAAATTGAAGCGATAGTGAATGCTCCTAAAATGCATAAATCAAATAGTGTCATAATATAAATTCTCCTTTTCTTTCATTATAGGGCCTGTAAAACGTGCGAGAAAAAAAGAAAGGATCTGTTTAGATCCTCCTTATTACAGCTTTGCGTTGCAGGAAGCTACGTATTCGTTGTATTCCTTTGTTCTGTTTACATACCAAATAACGTTAACTACTACAAATGCTACTACTGTCAATAAAGCATATACTAATTCCATCATTTCTTTTTCCTCTAGGATATCATATAGATATCTCTTTCTTTCATTATAGGCCCTGTAAAACTCGCGAATGACAAAAAAAAGAAAGGGACTGTTTATTTGTTGTCCCGATAATAATGTGAATAGCATATAATATTCGGCGCTATATCCTTCTTTATTCTATTACTATTCCAAGTATCAACCATTGATGTATTCTTTAAATACTCCTTGATATACTCCTTAGTAATATTCTGTGCTCCGATTACTGTAGCTATAACTGCTGCTTTCTCATACTTATTAAACATAATAAATCCTCCTTTTCTTTCATTATAGGGAGTGTTTCATTGGCGAAAAAGAAAATACCTGTTGGCTTCGAACCAACGTCTCTGTTTCCAGTGTACTACCGTTGTACGATTCTTCCCACGAAGTGAGCAAGCATGAGTTTACCCATGATCGCATTTTCTTTCATTATAGGCCCTGTTTGATATGCGAAAAAAGAAAGGACCTGTTTAGATCCTTAGAATAATGATTGAATCATATGTACAATTGTTGCTCCAGCCCATCCTAGCATCCCGCCAATAACGAGTGCTAACATAGCCATAGAGATCTCAAAAACAATTCTTTCAATCTTATTCCAAACCTTTTGTTCCTTTCTCTTTTCATAAGAAACATATTTTCTTGTCATAATACAAGTCTCCTTTTCTTTCATTATAGGACCTGTAAACTACGCGAAAAAAGAAATGATCAGATTATAATACGATCTGACCAATCAATCCACCAAGCACGAACACTATGAAGAATGCTCCTAGTGTTGCAAATACTAAGTGAGCGATAACGCCCATTTCAATGTCTAATACTTTTTTCATTTCTTTTTCCTCTAAGATACATATATGTATCTCTTTCTTTCATTATAGGCCCTGTAAAACTTGCGAGGAGGTAAAAAAAGAAGATGGGTTGCTTATTAAGCATAATACTCATCGTATTCAGCTTCTTTAGCCCACTCTTCTTCCTCTTCTAGAAGTCTTTCTAGTTCGTCGTAATACTTGTTGTACTCCTCAGGAGAGTGTAGATCATTCAAGAATGGCTCATATCCTGATGTGATATAAGTTCCTTCTATAAAACAATCATCTTCACGTAACTCCTGAAGTTTTGCTTGTAACCAATTAATACGATCTTCTCTTAACATAGTAAGATCCTTCTTCTTTCATTATAAGATGTGTTCTATATGCGGCTAAGCAAAAATAAAGACCGCCTGTTTTTCAAGCGATCCTTAAAGGGTTTATTGAGGCTTAACCAATCCCAAGAACTTCATTGGCATCATATGACCTCCACTCTCGAATACCATTCCGAGAATAGCGACACCAACATAGCATCCTACAAACAAACATTTATCCGGGTCGAAACGTCCAAACACAAGCTTCTTCTCTGGTTTTTCAACATTTTGTTCAACCTTTTGAAGATTAGCAATTGTCTTGGACAATGTTTCAGCTCGTAAAGACATTTGTTCATAGTCTTTGCTAGCACCACTTACCTCTTTCATTTCTTCGAGTAGAGCTGCATACTCCTCCTTTGTAAGTTCTAGTACATCGATATTGTCCATTTCAATATCCTCCTTTCATTATAAGACGTGTTTTATACGCGCTTACTTATCGCTATCAACTTTAACCGTAATGTGTTCACGTTTTAGTAACTCATCTAAAGGTAGTGATATGGATAAATAACATGTTCTATTACCGTTTTCATCATATGATATGAAGATAAATCCATCATCTTTATTATTAGTTGGCTTTCTCAATTCAATGATTCTTGATGCAGCCATTATAAATATGATTAGAAGTAAAAACATCATAATAAATCTAGTAGTCTCGTCTAGAGACGTTATATAAGTCCACATAATCTCCTCCATTTTGACATTAAACTAAGAATGAATTCTCATGCATACGTTCCGAGAAATCTTTTCTAATAATGCTCATAGCTTCAGCTGTTACCCCATTAGGTAAGTCTTTAGCCTTGATATATTTCTCGTAAGCGTCACACTTCTTCATGATAAAATCGAAATGTTCTCTAGTATGGTTGATACCTCTGGCACACTCATTCGAAAAGTACAATATTTGCCATCGAATGTCGTTTAACCATCTCTCAGTGTAAGTCGATACATGAGTATTCAACGTATTACTTAGATTGTCAATCTTATCATTTACTTCTTTGTTTATGTATTTACCAATATAGCTGAATATCGAGCCAATTGGATTTATCTTAATAGGTGATACTTCAACTAAAAGGGCGCCAACAACTAGGATGGAGCCAATAATGCCGACCCCATCCTTAAACTCCAACAACGTTATCAAGTCTCTAATCGACATATGTTTGGCTCCTAATCTACTTAATTCTAATCTTATCGCCAGGATAGATACGATTAGGGTTGTCGATCTGTGGATTTAGGCTAAGAATATCATCCACAGTTGTTCCATACCATTGGGCAATGTATGAAAGGTTATCACCTGGGTTAACAAAGTGATATACAGCTTGGTCTGCTCCGTTAATAGCATCTTGTACTTCTTGCCATCTGCTTCCAAGGATGGTTCTACGTACATCATCAGAGCCGTATTTATCAGCCCATACATCCGCAACTAAAGTGTCTGTATCAGCTTCTGCAATATGCTCAATGATATTCTGAACTTCGTCATAACGATCTCCGAGATTTGCCTTGCGGGTTTCACCAGTTCCAAATTCATTATTCATAGTACAATATAGTAAGTCTAAAGTAGACCCTTCTGGACTTCCATTTTGACGGATTTCAGGTGCTGGCTGAGCTACTGGTTCTGACTGTACTGATGGTGTCACGACAGAAGCTCCTGCATAAGCTCTCCAAGCATTCTCGTCACCAAAGAACAAACTTAAGTCCAATGGTCCGCCGTATCCAGCAATATTACCAGACGATGTGAATTGATGCATTGCATAGTCACCCGAGTAATTTGGTTCTACATAATCGCCCCAACCACGTGGAGCATAGTCTGGATATTCTGCTAACCAAATACCATAATCTCCTAGTCCAACACACTGATCAGCTGCAGAACGTTGAACATAAATCATAGGATTAATTCCTGTTAATGCTACAATATGCGCACAGAAACGAGCAACCCAACTAGAATCCCCCCAAGCAGCATTATCTCCAGACTCCCAGTCTAGGACAATAACTGCTTCATGCAAATATCCTTGAATATTGTTAACAAAGAACTCTGCTTCAGCTTCTGGATTACCACCACTTGCGTAATGGTATACGCCTAAAAGCTTTCCGGCGGCTTTTGCAGACTGGTATTGTTCATCGCAAAATGGATTAACATAACCAGTACCCTCTGTTGCTTTACAAATAACGGCGTCACAATCTACTGCACCAGCAACAATATTACCCTGATGTGATGATATATCGATTACTCTTAACATTTATGCTGCCTCCTTTGATCCATTCAAACGAGTGAACAGATCATTAACAAAGTTTGCACCACGGGCTGTTATGATTCCCGTTAACACAGAACCAAGAAATGGAACTGCTAATGGCATACCAACTAATGGGAATAAATCAGCTCCTGTAGATACACAAACTAGGACTGATACTCCTAGCGAACCAATCACGCTTGTATCAATTTTGTTTTCAGAATATACACGTTTGATATTCTCCCAAATAGCCTCTACAAGTACTGCAACAATTACTAACTGTGATAGTGCATTCATTTTTATGACCTCCTTACACTTTCTTCCAACCTAAACCACCGGGGGCTCTATCGTTATCATCCCAGGTGTTTTCCCAAATATCTCCGGCGTAAATGTACCGTTCACCTTTCTTAGCGACAGTACCTTTAGTCCATTCTGGGTAAACAGGTTTATTTTCTTTTGTAATTTCTTTATATAAAGCTTTAAACTTTTCTGGTGGCTGATTAGGGTCTGAGACTAAGTCAACAAGCACCTCATATGGCTTACCATGGCGCTTAAATCTTTCACCTTTCTTATAAGGGTATTTGCTTTCACGCCATCCATCTAACTCTTCGCACCATTTAATAACATCTTCAGGAGCAGCGTGATTCATTCCAATGAGAAATACATTACGCATTGCCTCTTGTTTAGCCCTAGCTTTATCTAACTCAATCTCCGACATAGGAACTTCTGTAAACATGATACCAGCTTTTAGCATATCCCCAAATTCAAGGTTACATGACTCTAGTTGCATATAACCATATGTGTGAGATACAGAGTCCCCATTTATGATAGTGGCCCCATTCATGTTCTCTTTTGATAAGCTTTCAAACAATTCTTCTAATAATTCTAGTTTAACATACAACTGAAAACCATTACTCATAAACGAGATTAATTCATAAGTGGCTCCATCTTTCAATTTTAATTTTATCATATATTATGCGTCCCTTCTCCAAATTGCTGCACCATGATAAGGTGGCCAATATCCTCTGACTCTTGTATAGTCTTGAGCTACAATACCACGTTCAACGAATCCGTTTGGTGGCGTCCACAAACCAAATCCCGCTGCTTCATATGCAGTACGTTCAATCTTCAGGTCTGAAGTTCCTCCCTCAGATGCATTTGGTGTATTTGATGCAGATCCTAGTATGAATCGATTTTCTATTTTAGACCATTTTCCACCATAATAGTAGAATGGATCAAAGCCATCTTTATCGTTCATAATAATAGTCCCTACTGGCATAGTCATTAACAGCTTATTATATAAAGCTTCCGAGTATTTATAACCAGGTAGTGTATTAAGATCCTTACCATTATCCAAGTATTTGAAGTCAAATTCGCCAAGAACCTTTACATTATTGTACGCGTACTTATCAATCTGGTTTGCATTCGGTAATATATTTTGGTTATAATCAATATCAACAACACACTCAGTATTTATACCACCATTTATGTGATACCACACCTCGATATTCTTGTTGTTTAGATACACTACTTGTAAACCATATCGATATGTCCCATAATAATAAGACCCGCCTGCTACATGATTCAATGCGCCATTGTTATCATACATTCTTAGTTTAAACTCGTCCCAAGACCAAGACGAGGCAATCGAACATTTGCATTCGTACACAACGTCTTTTATCCATTTGAATTCTGCTATTTTAAACCAGTTTCTTTGTGATGGATAAGTTACTGGATTCAATAGAACTTTACCTATCTTATGACCATTGTATGCTGAATAAGCTATTGCTCCTGGTGAGGTATCTTCCCCAAGTTTCAGTATATGGTTAACATTAACCTGCTTTTTACCCATACTAAACACAGGAGTAGTAGGTGATAAGTTTAAAGTAGTTCTAGCTGTATATCCTAATGCGTCTTCTAATTCTACTACGAATGAGAATGACTTCTTGTATGGTACGTCTGATATTGGATATCTTATATTAAACCTATTGTTAGTTATATTACCGTTAGCAGTGGCAACAACTAGGTTGTTTTTGGTAATCTTGTATTTACATTTCGTAGTGTCATAAGTACCTATGGCATCTGAACAGATCATACCAGTTATTTCTAAAAGACCACGATCTGATGTATCATTTAATCGTTTCAATTTCGAGTAAATGATAGATGGCTTAAAGTAGTTAATTAGATTACCAACACTATCAATGGCTGTTTTAGTATATCCAGATCGTCCATTTGTAGCATATATCTTGTACACGGCTGATTGTAAATTTGAGAACTCAAATGTCTTTGTAGTCCCCGATGCAATCTCGACCTTATCAGCAATAGACCCTCCGCATTCGACATGCAAATATATCTTCGAATGAGCGCATGATGCTGTCACTGATATCTTTTTAGACCCGATTAGTGTTACGAAATCCGTTGGCCCAACCCCTTTATCCTTTAAAGATGATATCTCTTCAATTGTATAGGACATGTCAATTGGGTCAACTATACTATACTTCTTAGTAAACTCAGCAGAATCTCCAATCTTTGATGCCCCATTCCATGTTTCAAGAACCGTTCCTATAGTTACTTCATTCTTATCTTTTGTATATTCCCAAACCTTATCGATTGATGCTTTTGGCAACGTGATAATACTTCCATTTTGATAGTTATCAGCTTTGTAGATTTCTATAACGTTCGGAATAGAGATTCTAACCTTATGTGTATACGAAGCAACTAGCGGAGTATAGTTAATCGAGTAACCAGTAGTCCAATCTTCGCCGAAAGTATGATTAGTGACTGCTGACGCTCTTGGGATTGTGGATGCTACTGACCAGCCAGTGTCAACTCTGCCCGTACCCGGAATATAACTTGTTGAAGCTCCATTCGGATCAAATACAGCAAAGCAGTTAACACCTAATGTTCCGTCTGGTCTATGAGGAACATTGTATGTCCATGATATAATATCGTTGAAGTTTGCTGGAGTAGATGGAACATAATGTGTACCAACTACCCAGTTCCCCCAACCACTTTCCAAGCTACTTGTCTCGGCAACTAAATAGAAGTTAATTTGACTATAGCCTGAGTACATTGTGTATTCATGAGGATTCTGCAACTGGGCATTGAATGTTATAGATGACGTATTTGTATTAACATCGTATGCTCCTTCAACCCATGATACACTAAGAAGCAAGGACCCACCAGAGCTAGTATTTAACCATAAACTATTTATAGGCATTCTATATCACATCTCCAATCCAGAAATATCCGGTTCCATCAACATTAAGTTCCCCGTCTACCTCATTTACAATATATAACTCGGCTCTATGAGCACCAAAAGACATCGAATCGACCGCTTTAAATGAACTAGCGTATACACCATATTCGTCAGCTTTCAATACAGTTGTTCTTGCATTACCAGTAGCAGACGGTTTTGTAACTTCGAAACCTCTAGAACCCAATTGGTTCGCTAGTCCTGACGGATCATCTGGTTTTTCAATCTTTATACCATCTTCAGAACTTGTTATCTTACCAGTGATCTTCTTAACACCATTTAACTCATTTGTGAAAGTATTAATACTGTTCTCATATGTATGAGTTATAGTATTAACTTTTGTGTTTATATCCTTATACTCATCAGCAACTTTCTCCAACTTCTCAATCTTTGATAGTTGTTGCTCATATAGAGTATTATTAGATACAACCTTATTCTCTAAGTTTATAATAGTGTTGTACTGATTGTTGTGGAAGTCATCTATCTCGGGGTCACCTACAATTTCAGTATTATCATCGTACTTCGTATATAGACGTTTCCAAATATATGTGGATACTTTCAATACTGGTATGGCATCGTCTAACCATTTCCCACCCTCTATTGAGGTATTGCTAGTTGATAGATAGTATTGATGAGTCTGCTTTACAATAGATCGTCCGTTTTTTCCAGATTGGCCATCCTTCGTAACTAGGTATTTAGTTATTTTCGTAGAACTAGCATCATCATACGTATCGGTAATCCGTGTCCATACAAATGGCTTTTCCGATGTTGCATTTGGTCGAGCATTAACCCACTCCCCATCCGGCACAATACTTCCATTTTGACTTAATTGGTAAGCATACTCAGTCTTTATGATTTTTGGGATAACCGTTTTCGGAGCCTTATCAACACTGTACGACTTTACCTCAGAGCCGTCTGAATAGAACTCAGTACGTCTTGTCCATTTATACTGTCCATCACCAATAGTCGGTAAGTGGTTTATATCCATCCAAGCGTTATCAGCTGGTTGCTCATTAGGACTATTGCTAACAGCATAATCTACTACATCGGCCTTTATCTTAACAGGTATAACCTTCTTAACCTCGTTCACAACTGCCTGAATACTACGATCTACATTCGGTGTTAGTAGCGCGTAGTTACTGATAGTACATTCATCCTCGTAAGGATTCGTGTAGTGATTAATAACCTCTGTAATTCTAGCCGTCAAGTATATCGGGTCAGCTCTATCGCTATCAACTAACTGAATGTAATCTCCTAGTTTAGAGTCCATATCAACTACTTTAGTTTGATATGAGAACTGTACATGAGAATTCTCTTTTAGATTAGAAAGACCTTCCTCAAACAATGCCTGAGGATTGTCTCCACTACCACTCAGTTGATAATAGATGTATCCGTCTGTTTCAGTTGCTTGAAGATTTATAGGTCGTAATCTAGACCATATCTTATTTGCAGTTCTAGCGTATATATGAGGGTTGCCCTTCTTAGTGAAGTAATCTCCGTCGTCATATACTATATCCTCAATCGTAATTTCACCATTTACAGGTAATATAGCTGTATACAAACTCTTAATAGTCTTACTACTTGATATAGCAGCCATATCGATGTCGTTCATGTATCTACGTACAGCATGCCTGTTTTCGGTTATACTATCCTTTACATGAACTATCTGCTTGATTACTTTAGTCCCATCAAATACACTTTCAAATTCCATCTCTACATTATATGTAGCGCAGATTCGCTGAAGACGTTTCAGTACAGTTTCAGTCGAAGAGAACTTTGCAATTCTAGCGTCAATAGTCATATCTCTTACCGACTTGTTATCGTTGTGTAATTGATATGACCATCCGCTATTAGACAGTGCTGAATCCATTGCATCAGTAAGTTTCAATGCATGGTCTTTGTTTGTCCATGCTCCCACTAATCTATTCAATAGATCCAGACCACAATCTTCTGACTCTACCGTCAGCTCGTTATCGCCAGATACAGATATAATCGTGTATAGGCGGGTTATATCATACTTGTCTTTGAACAATATGAAGTTACCTGGCTGAAAATATATGGAATCCTTTAGATACGCATCTATAGAGAAGTTATATGACCCAACGACACAGCCAGACGAAAGTGTTATCTTTTGTCCGTTACTACCAGTGTCATCAATCCAAAAGCCATTGTCCATATCAGTCGATACAGATTTTATAACTCTCATGTTTCTATCTAATATGAACATATTCATAACTTATTTCCACCTTTCTCTATAAGATACTTCTACATCAGGTATAGGAGACCATGCCGATGTAAGTATTCTAAGGGTATGAGTACCAGGATCTAGCATTAAAGGCTGTGATCCAATGTCAACTGCATCCCAATTAGTACTTCCATTTATTGAGCATGAACTGTTACCTGATTCTATTTTGACGACATCGCCTTGGTTTAGGCTGTTCTTCACAACCTGATTTGATGATGCCGTGTTATACATAACTAACTTAGCTTCATAGATGCCATTATACCACATTTGTGGGTACTGTTTATGGAATCTGAATGTTGAGAACGTTGCAGAATGTAACTCAATGTCTTTATTCTCAATAGTATATGTCTTACTTAACGGTTCAACATATGATCCATACCCACTTACTAATGTTGATATAGTAATAGTATAGCCGCGTTTCTCGATGTTCACCATATTACCCCAGCTACCACTTAATTCTCCTAGTGCAGGCATTGTAAAGCAGTCTCTGAATCTATTGTTGTTACATCTGACAATACCCTGTATCAATCCAGATCCACAACAGTTCTTCTCAATAGAGAAACTGAATATATTTTCACCATCTGGCCCACATAGATTCATACTTTGGTGTCCTACTTGAAGAACATCGTTGTATATAAAGTCTACTCTATATGAGAACTTCCAGTCAACTGGTCTCTTTCCAGCAGAGTTAGTTGGAATAGCCTTAGTTAATGTCGGACCATACCATTTAAATTTTCTACTGTTAAATGCATCTGAGTTATCTACAACTGGTTCACTTCCAAAGTCACCGCAATAAGCTAGCTTTTGACCTTTTTCATCCCAAAGTATAAACTCACTTTGTTTGGATGGAGTATCACACCAGTTCCAATACCATCTATCATCAACCGAGTATCCTGTGTTGTGAGACCAAGTATTTATCATAGTTGGTGCATAATCATCAAAGAGAGTCTCAGCATCATTCGAATTTGTCTTGTTAGGAGCGTTCGTTTCTGGATCTCCTATTTGGTAATAAACAGTCTTTGTATCATTCTTATCCAATACAAACCCTAGGTAAGCGCTATCCTTCTTAATCTTCAATGTAATCGTAAGAGGCGTTGGTGCACTACCATTGTTGACAAGAGTTATAGTATCCATGTTTTCTTGCTTGGATACCTTTGTCTCGAATGAACTATACTTATATACGTCATTCAAGGTTAACTCGATAGTTCCTGTAAAGAAGTATACACCACTAGCAGTAGCATCCTTTTCGTCACTTGTAAAGTTTGACAGATTACATATCACATATACATTAGGCTCATCGAAGAAACTAACCTTCATGTTTGTAGTATCTAGGATGGAGATCAGCTTATCTAAACTCTTCTGAGCATCTAATCTCGTATCTGAAAGTAACCCAAAGTCTATTTTTATAACACGATCCTTCAATCGTTTGTATCTGAAATAAGAACCGTCTCGTCTTCCTAACTCTTTGTTAACTAATTCTATAGTAGAATCTCTTCTACCATCAACTGAATGGGTACGATAACCGGGTACAGCCTCATTTAGCCATACCCCGTTAATCGAAACCTCAGTATCAGTCTTTGGAAGAGACGAAACATATGCTCTATTAAACATTATCGATTACCTCCAAATCTGCTTTCTTGAGTAGACATGCTGTCCAACTCTTTCTTCGTGTATCTAGCTGTACCTCTACCAACCTTTTGGGCATCTAGATAGTTATCAACTTGTAATACATATGTAGGATTATCTGTGTTATCTCTAACCTCATTAAATCCTTTTAGTGCATTAGATACAGAATCATCTAATGTCATCTGCAATTGCTCGGACTTAGAACGAATAGATCTAGAAGTCACATCACCTAGTTCTACGCCAGGTGTATCAGACAGCATATCATACATGGCAGCACTTCCATTTTGAATCATTGATAGATCCAAGACAGGAGTGATTGTGTACTTATCATCTGTTGAGTCCATAACTTGGTTAACAAGCTCTACAGCCGATGATAATCCATCTACAGCTATCTCACCGATTGACTTACCGGCTTCAAACACTTGTCCTAGTGCATTATGCATAGAGTTAACATAACCCTGAATGAAGAACTTACCAGCTTTCTCTGTCAACTTAGATGGAGAATGTGATTGCTGACCGTCCATCAAACCTTGGTGTGCACTTCTAGCTGCAGCATAACCTGCGTTGTAGAATGAACCATCGTTTATCTTCGCTCTAATAGCTCCAATATAACCACTAGCAAAGTGTCTACCAGCGCCTGATGTGTCTACATTCAGATTACTCTTTGCAGAGCTCATTGCTTCCTTAGCAACATTAGGAACCTTGGCCAAATTAGTTGCAGCGCTAGTTGCATATCCGCCAAATGTCTTTTCGGAATTTGTAGATAGATCTATATCAGTACTACTCTGTATAGATGATACACTGTCTTGAACTGATGTTTGGAGCTTTGTGTACATCTCTTCAATGGTAGCAGTAACTGTCGATGCGGCTGTTACTAATGGGTTATCAGTTGTAGGGAATGCCAAACTGCCTTGCATTTCGTATTCCATATCTGATATGCCAGTAGCTACAGATTGTCCTAAAGCAGCGCCAATATCAACACCATACTTTGCAACGGTTTCTGGATTAGGGACAAGCTTCTCAACAATTTGGTTTCCTAGATTGTCATCAAATCCAGCTAAGGCGGATGCATTATCGATATGCAACTTGCTTTGAAGATCCTTCATTGCTCCATCAATATCACCGCTCTTTAACTTCTCAGCAATATTTGTAACATACAGCTTAACATCTGGTGCATCAAGTAACTCTTGAGGAATATGGAAGTAGTCAGCAATAGATGCAGCCGCTTCCTCAACTGATGAACGACCATCCTTAAGATTCTCAGTAACGCCAGTTAAGAAGCTCTTAGCAACGTCTGTGCCTTCTGGTTTAAGGTCAGCGCCCATTACATCTTTTATTCCGTCAATGGCAGTTACGACATCACTGGTATCTCCAAGTATCTTAGCGAAGTCTTCTCTGTATCTTAATGCTGCAAGACGCATATTGTCGGTGCCAGATATCATACTTAAGCCAAAGTTCTCGTAAGTACGTTTCTGGTTTTCAAGAGCTAATGACATTTCGTCGGATGTCGTATCAGCATTTGATGATAACACCTTCAACACTGTGTTCGCAGTATTACGCATATTAAGTAATACATCAGAGCCCTTCTCTTGAATTTCAGCAGCTGATAGAGAATATTGACTACTGATTTCATTTCTGAATTTGTTAAGTTCTTCGATGTTACCTTCTGATATTGCTTTACGAGCCCGTTCATAACGATCAATCTCGCCTTGTGCATCTAGCATATTACGGTTGATAATAGCTCTCTGTGATTCCAACTTAGCTAATTCAGCAGTATATGTCTTAATTGCTTCTGTAGCATTTCTATATTCTTCAGATTCAGTTATTGCTGGATCATAAACACCGGTTACTTTATCAATAGCTATTTCGTTTTGTTCGGCAATATAGTCTTTAAGATCAGATATCTTCTTTTTTATATTAGTAATGGAGTCATCATTTACAGTCGCTTGAATCTTCCATTCTTTGACTTCTGATATAGCTGCGAAGTAAGTATCTTCATGCTTATCTAGATACTTATTACCGAATCGTACAGCTAATGACTCCTTAGCCGCTTCTGTCAAGCTATGGTGCTTCTCGATTAATTCTTGTAGTTCATTCTTCTCCAAGCCAGTAGCCTGAGCGACTTTACCAAGAATCAAATCAGCTCTGGATTCATATCCGGCCTTAACTCTACCATTCTCATCGAGATACTTATCATATTCTGTACATAGTGCAGAAACGATATTTGACTCTTTAGCCAATGATAGGTTGGCTGTCTCAGATGTTGCAGCCCATTCCTTATGAGAATCAGCCAGCTTGTTTGTTTGCTCAATCTGCTCTTTCTGAACAGTACTTAATCCAAACATAATTTCGTTTCTACGTTCCATATGCTTATTCCATATGTACATAGCTGCTGCTATAGCGGCAATGCTACCGATTAGTATCGGTGTAGCAGTAATAAGACTACCGATCCATTGCGATATAGACTTACCAGCAATCATAGTAACGTTAAGAATGTTTGTTAAGTTTGAGAATGGCGTTGATAGCTTCTCAGCTCCAGATGCAATGTTCTTCCATCCGTCATACCAGTGCTTAACTGACTTAGCTGCATTAGTCACATTGTGAGTAAACACAGTAACCGAATTAAACTTACCAATACTTCCAAATACATCACCAATCATTTTACCAGCTTTGGCAACTCCACCTAATGCTTTGATAGCAAGACCAACTGAGCCAGCATACATACCGACTTTAGCTATAAACTTAGCCGCATTATCATCCAATATAGGGAATAAAGCCTTCAGACCTTCTGCAAATACATTTGTTATAGAACCTAACAAATTCTTAACAGCTTCAATTAATGGCTTAGCGTTCTTAGTGATAGCATTTGCCAATTCATTCATTAAGATGATTAGAATCTTAACCAATGCGTCAATAATAGTACTTGCATACTTAGCAACTGTTCCTATCATTTTGACAATTTGCTTAACAACCTTCTCAATTACTTCTGGTTCAACTGTGTCTAGAGCAGCAAGCACCGCTAATACTAAAGCACCGACAGTAAGTACGATCTTACTCTTCTGAGCTACGATAGCGATTAGGATGCCAGTTAAGATCGTTTCGACTGCTTTGGCAATACCAGGCCCATTTTCAGTAATTGTTCGACAGAAGATAGGTAAGTACTCTGTGAACTCCTTAAATCCATTCATGATTAAGCCGATACCGATTGATACCATACCAACAGCTAGTGCGAATCGGATTGCACTCTTGAAGAATGTGCTTGTTCCTCCAGAAGAAGACTTAGCAAACTTCTCAAATGCCGCTGCAGCTAATATTAATCCAGCAAGATTAACCATCAGATTTCCAATAGTCTGGAACATCTGTGTAAACAACTCAAGAGACTTGTATGGGAAGTTTCTAACGCTTCTCATTAACAGTGTTATAGCAACTGTAATACCGATGATGATAGCAGCGCCTTTACCGTTTGAGTTCTTGCCAATTAGCATTACAGCGCCTGTAAACGTCAATAGACCAGCTGCAATAATGCCAAGTAACTCTAACGCTGGAATATATTCCTTAAGGTCTAAGTTCTTCATACTTAGAATGAATGCTGTTATACCAATTAAGGATGCGGCAACAGCAATAACGATTCCAACAATTCCAGCCATCTTAGCAAAGTGCTTAAGTGCTCCAGCAACTCCTTCTGCAAATGCTCCGAATGCTTCTGAGAACTTAACATACTCGGTTGGCTTCTGATTGTTCTTAAGAATAAGAGCCAATGTAGCACCAAGAATAGCAATGATAGTAGTAATTGTAGCTAGTTTGTCTTCTGGTAACTGTGCAAGAACCATAATTGATACTACCAATATACCTATTGACTGTGCGAAACGTAATAGAGCGATAGACATGTAATCAAGTTTCTTAGCATCGAGAACACCCTTTAATGCACCTAATGACTGCCCTAGATTCTTAATCACTTCTCCGATGTTCCATTCTTTAGTCATACTATCAATCTTTTTCTTGACAGCTACTAAGAACCATATGAATCCTCCAGTGCCTCCAATTGATAGTATATCCTTCATACTAGTGTTACCCAATCCGTCTACGAATTGGTGAATGAATTGACCACCGAGTGTCTTTGCTTTCTCTAAGAAGCTCTTACCGTCAAGTATCTTGAAATCGAAACTGATTCCGTTCTTATCAGGGCTCTTAAGCCAGTTTATAAAGCCGTCCCAAACAGTTCTGATACTGCTGGTGTATTGTTTCAATACATCGTACACACCCCAGTTCTTAAAGCTTTCATCGGTTTTCTCAATGAATTCTATGATGGCTTGCTTACCAGATTCGAAATGCTCACGTATCCATTTCATTGCTTTGCCAGCGCTTTCAACCATTTCATCCATAGTTGGTAAACGCCAATTCTTACGAACATTCTCTAAGAACTTAGATACGGCAGTGTAGCTTTCACCGAATGTGTTCTTCATCACTTCTTTGAACTTGTTACCCTGAGACTTCCAATACTCTACAAACTTCTTAAATTCGTCAAGCTCCTTAACACGACCAATAAACTCTTGAAATCTAGATCCAATTTGCTTGATTCCTTCTCGTAAGGAATTGAACGCGAATCTGGCGATTTCTACAGCCTTGCCAAAATAAGTGAATAATGTAACTGATTTTTCGGTTTCTTTGTTTAAACCTTTCTCAGCTTCGCTAACTTTATATAAGCTGTTAACCCATTCAAGGAAGTCGTTAATGACGTTCTTTACAAACAATACAAACTCACCGAATATCTTAACGAGCATTATTAAGAAATCTACTCCTATTTTGACGCCTTTGAAGAATAATTTCATAATGTGGTATATCCCGCCAAGAGCGTCCTGGCTTAGATTTAAACTTGCAGTGAAATGCTTAAATGCTTCAGTAGCATACCATAAGACATTAGCTAAATCAAATATTTGGGTTTCTGATTCACCGAATAAGAACACATCGCGGAACGCTTTCTTAACAGAGTCTATGATATCGATAAATGTCTTAAAGAAGTTATAAATGCCTTCCATAAGACGTTTACCACCACTCCAAGCATCAACTACTTCTTGGTTTAATTCTTGTCCGCCAGTATTCCATATCTTTAAAACCTGGTTACGTAATGCGCCACCTTCAGCAAATACATGGTACATTATTTCAGACACTTCGGTCCATAACTCTTTGGCTCTTTCATAGTCACCAAATATCCATTCAAATGTCTTCATCCAAGATGTTGACACGGCATCTGCAGTTGCATCAATAGCATCCGTAAATGTCTTCGCTTCCTGAGCAGCTTTAAACGCCTTGATTGATAAGTGGTCAATGTTTCCTCCATACGCAACATACCACTTCTTTTCTTCTTCAGTTAGTTCTTCGAATCCAACCCCAGAACGAATCTTTTCATGAACTTCATCAATCTTCTCCAATGTTTCTGTTGTAGTTGTACCATACTTGTTACTTAGATCTTCAACCTGCTTATAGAACCAGTTGTATTCTGCTAAGGCTGAATTTAAAACATCATTAGTCAACCAACGGTCTTTTAATGTATCAGTAAATGTCTTCGTCGTTACTTCTTGATCACCATTCCAACCAAGCCCGAATGTATCGCTTGCGCCAAGAGTACCTTTTGCTTTACCCCATTCAATAAGCAACTCTTTCATTTCTTTAGTTGCCATATTAGCGTTTTCGATTGATTTCCAGTCAACACGTTGCATATAACCTACGCCCATTGATTGCGAAATGTTATACATTGCTCTAGATGCTTCTTCTTTACCAGCACCAGCAGCCGCTGCCCAGTTGGCAACCCCCTCCATTGAGTCTACAGCTTGTTCTAGCCCGATACCTACTGACATGAATTTACCGATGTTACTAACCATATCAACAAAGTTGTATGAGGTTTCGTCAGTATAAGTATTTAGTTTTTCTAATTCTTGGTTAACTTTTGTAATACCAAGAGATGGGTCTGCTGACATAATTGCCTGAACAGCTCTTGTCTTATCTTCGTACTTCTTCCATCCCGCCGTTAACTGATCAACAGACAGTGATTTAGCCATTTGTACACCAGCATCAACTGCTTTGTTTGTAAGATTAATTAATGCAGTACGGCCAATCAGCTCTAAGGTTGACATCTGGTCTGTAACTTTACTAATAGCCTGTTCCATCCCAGACATGCTACTATCGAATCCACCAGCTGCTTGATCAAGTTTCTCAAAGCCCTTTTCAACGCCTTTAAATGATAATAGTCTCTTTAATTTCTCTAATGTACTCATTGTTGTAGCGACATTAGATTCGAAGTTCTTGTTATCAAACTCCATTTTGACGATTTTTGTATCTACGTCTTGACTTCTTTTATTCTTAGCCATTATCTAATCACCTGCTTCCAAACATGCTCTACCATATCAGATATTACTTTATCTAATGCTGGGTTAATATAGTCAGTTCCTTCGACATATGTTCCACCTCGAGTACCGTGTCCATATTGCAATAAGATCGTAATCGGAATACCCTGATTCTCGCTACTATTAGTCCAACTAATCCTAACCGAATCGTCAGTATAATCTATAGTGTAATCCCATGATGCGGCTGTATTACCAGTATCTTTAGGTGTAGCAGACTTCAATGCATTTACACCATCTTCAGCATACTTTGCAATCTTGTCATAGAACTTTTTCGTCTTAGCTTTCTCTAAGAATCGCTCTATGTTTCTACTACGTCCATCATAATGCAATTTTATTCCCATTACTTCAATCCTCTTCTAGCTCTACTGATTTGTCTATTTTCTTCTAATATATCAGTAGTAGACATCTTGTTGTTTGAGTTCTTAACTGAACAAATTGCTATAAGCATCATAAGCCTATTTATATGCCACTTCTGGCATTCAAATGGAATGCCGTGCGTTATCATCCAGTAATAAATTAATTCAGCAGTCACTAATTCTCTAGACGGGGCTTGTGGTCTTCTTCGTTTAATCGTAGATGCTGTATACTTCTTATTCATATAATCGATTATTTTGTTCAAATTAGGTTTAGATAAGTATACATATACATTTGGATCTATATTCTTCTCCAAAGTCATACATCTTATGTAATCATAGAACTCTATTTTGCTTAGTGTCTTATTCTCCAATGCATATAGGAATGATTTTTCCCATTTGGCTTCCCATTTTCCTATTGAGACAAGAGAGTGTTCGATTGTGAATTTTGATTCTGGTATCTGAATAAATACATTATTCACTGAATCCCATGCTTCAATGGCTTGTGTTTTTATTTCTAATGGCATAAAACGCTCTCCTCTCTTAATAAAAAAATAAGGGGCAGTTTGATATCCGCCCCTATTGATATTTAGTTTTTAGTTTGGTAATTCTTTCGCATTATCCGTATTTGGTTCGGAATCTGTAGTAGTAACTGGTAAGATAGCTTCAAAGAATTGACTTGCAAATTGGTCATTAGTGGCTAATTCCATATATAAGTCGGAATAAGCATTTGTTGAAAAGTAGTCTTCACGAACTTTGTCATTCTTGATAAAGTTTCTTCCATCTTCAGATTTAACACCATAAGCCATACGGATTAAATCTTTAAATAAACTAACCAGTTTAGCCTGGTCTTTGGCTTCAAGAATCTTATTAACCATATCTTTAATGCCACCTGTTGTAGATAATTCCATATCTGCAATTTCAGCTTTAGATAGGTTGAAATAGAAGTCTTCGGTTCTTTCTACTCCATTAAAATCAACATATGTTCTATGATCTCTATACATGTTTTATAGTCTCCTTTCGATCATTTTAAAAACTTAAGCAGCTTTAATCATTGTAACTAATTCGTTAATTGATGGAATCTTAGCTTCAGTTGTTTGTGTGCCATATAAAGCATCAACAATCTTCTTAAGCTTAGTTGGATCAACTTTAGTAGAATCAATTGTTACATATGATGTTGGCTTAGCATTCTCAACAGCAACAGGTGTTGTCTGGAATTCCCAAGATAGTTCCAATGGTGCTGGTGATTCATTTACCGTTGTGTAATCACGAGCAGATGGAGATGCTGTACAGTTATATGCGATGTGGATCTCATAACCATATTCGTCTAACTTACTATCATTACCCTTAATTGTCTGCCAAGAGAAATCAAATGGTAAACGAGTCTGTTGGTGAATACGTAGACCCTTCTGAAGTTCTACAGAACCATCACAAGCTTCGAATTCATCTGGTCGATCATAAGCTTTGATTGTACCACCGAATGTTTCAACACCACGTAGTCCTAAATACTTATTGTTATTAGCATAGAACTTATTCTCATCAGCACCTGCTGGTGTAGCAGTAACGCCAATTAAACCATTCCAAGCAACAGCCTTTGTAGCGCCACTTACTTGAAGAACACCATGGCTTGTACCAGTAGTATAGATGTGCTTGTCAGCTTCATCCCACATTAATTTAGTCATTATTTGCTTTCCTCCGTTTAATAATATAGCAATAAATGCGCTTGATTTAATCCGTCATAAGTATTGAAGTTTTCAATAGAACACTTATTCTTAAAATGCTCTAATACCTCGGCTTCTAATTCTAAATCCGGATCTTGATATATACATGTTATCTGATATGCCTTAAATGCTAGGTATCTACCATCATTAGCATAGTCGTCGAGATCTCTACGTCTCTTATAGATTATACATGGATACTTTATATTAGATCCATTAGGCGGAGAATAGTAAACTCTCTTACTATCACCTAGTATGGATACTAATTCGTTATGCAAAGCAAGACGTCTAGTTAGATTTTTCATCATGCCAAACTCCTCCTATCGTTATTTCAACTCTTGGCGGAATTGATTTAGCTAATTCAACCTTCCATTTTGACCCGCCCCACTCGACATAAGCAATTGAAGAAAGGTGCTTCTTGATATACGAGTCGGACACTACACTGAACTTATTGCGGACTTCAATGTTGTCGTTCACATAGCTAGACGGGCGACGGTATGTCGTGTCCAATAGAACGTCCATATAGTAGGTTCGCTCTTCTGGCTCCGGTAAGTATACACCAGGCCTTACTTCGCTAGTTACAACAAATCCTATAATCCCTCTATATTTCATAAAGCACCTCTCTAGTAAACTAATTAGGACTGTTCAACGCCCTTGTTTACGATTTCGCCAGTCTTCTTACTGATGTCATAAGAACCTGGAACTGCTGTGTAAGGTTGGTCAGCCTTGTTAGCTAATACGATTGCACCATATGGAACAGTCATAGCACCAGAGCAACGACCTTCTAATAGGTACTGCATCTGGTTGTAGTTCAAGTCGAAGTCGTCGAACATGTTTAATGAACCACCCTTATCAGAACCGATGTTATAGCCCTGACCACCAAGTGTTACAGAAGTAACCTTTCCGCAAACTTCATCTGGTACAGGAACAATCTTGCTAACCTGTAACTTGATAGCTAACTTATCAACATTCTCATATAGGTCACGACCCATTGTATCTGTTAATAGTAATAGCTCTGTTAACATAGACTGACGGATGAACATCTTGATTTCGCCTTGTCCACGATAGTTAGCCATAGCTTTAACGTGAGCAACGATGAATGCCTTAGCAGCAGCTTCACCAGTACCTTCAAAGTTGTACTTGAGTGAGAATAAGTCAGCATCCTTAGCTACTGGACGAATCTTAGTTTCATCAATCTTTTCAGCAGCTAAATCTTCACGGCCATCACCGAATAAGCCGGCACGAGCAATTTCCTCGTTAATCATTAATTGCATTTCGCCCTTTAACCACATAACTACATCAAAGTCTGTGATATCAAGAACATCGTCACGGTCTAACTGTTGCTTCTTATAGATAGTAAATGGAGTAGTCGTTCTCTTAAGTAACTGGAATACTTCGTTTACCTTCTTGTTACCCTTTACGAAACCTCTAGCACGTGCTTCATCTGCTGTAATGTTAGCAAATGTAGACTTAATACGTGAGAATGGTGTCTTGTGAACAAAGTTTAAGAACTCTGTAACCCAAGACTGTTGGCGAGCAATAAAATCTGGTGTAGAGCTAATGTTCTTAGCGTCTGGGAATAATACACCGATATTTTCCATACCATACTGAGCAGCATGAGCTAAGAATGATTCTTTTAAGGATCCGCCATACTTGTTAACGTCCTTGAAAGCATCATGCATTAGTGTTTCAAATTCTTCCTTTGATACGGAAGCTTCATTTGTACCTTTGTTTTCGAATACATTGTATTGCATATCATCTTCTCCTAATCCGGAATGTTCAACATCTTCCTCTTCGTCTTCTTCATCGTCATCGAGTTCACCGTTCTTAGTATCTTCAATAGCTTTTCCGATTAGAACTTCCATGACTTTGCGTTGCTTTTCGTTGAATGTCTTTAAGACATCACCGACTGTTTCTTCAGAATCTTCAGGCTCTTTAGCTTCTTTCTTTGTTTCTTCAGCCTTAGATTCTTTCTTTTCTGTGTCCTTCATCTTATCTCCTTCTTCCTCAGCATCCTCGTCTTTAGACGCATGTTGTAGAGTTAATTCTACATTGTCTTCTCCGACTTCATAAATAAATTCGTCTTCAACGATTGATACTGAATCTCCGTGTGCGATAGCTACATCGGTAATTACTGCGCCAGGATTCGCTCCAGATAGAACTAGACTGACTTCTCTAATTACACCATGTAATACATTACCGCCTTGTTGCTTAAGTCCATTTGCATAAATCGAAAGCGATTTAATGTCTTGGTTCTTAAGTAATTCTTTAGCACGCTTTCCCATAGGGGATTCATTTAAGTACCCATATGTGAACACGCCTTCTGGACGATTTTCTAGAACGGCATGACCAAGAACAAGATCAGGACTTGAATGATCATGTTGCCATACTAGTGGTACTTCAGCGCCATCTTGAGCACTGAATGCATTTGCTTTAATCGTTCTACCATCAGAACAAGGTAGATCGTTTTTAGTCGCCCAACCACAGAAATCATACTTCTTATTTTTTGGCATTTACTTTCTCCTTTCCTGATGAATCCAAAAAACATCAAAACTATAAGTGTTTAACTCGACTGCGTTTTTAGTCTTAGCCAATTACTAAATACCATCCCATTTTGACGTTAAACAGAATCAATAGGAACACTAAGTGTATCGGATGGAGTTTCAGCCTCATTTGGCATCTCAGGATAAGCGCCTTCTGGAGGAGCTCCATCCAATGATGGTTGAGCTGATCGTGCTTGGTTAATGTTTCTGTTTCTTAACTCATTAGCAGATGGATCATCCGATGGTTTGTAGCCAACAATGCCACGCAATTCATTAGGTGACAGAATCTCATTACGAGTAAATTTATCTGCAATATCTGCAATCTTTGACACGGGAGTCAGCTCGAATGGGTTTCTATAATACACTATATCTTGGTTTTGTGTGCGGGCTGTTTGGCTAATAAACTTTCTACTAAACTCATCTCGTATTGCTTTTGCAACTGGACCAATAGTTCTTGAATAGTAGTTTATCATCGTCTGCTCATCAGCAGTACCATCCATAATTTCTTGTGTTATTCCCAACTGAGAGTATAACATTTCTTTCAAGTCTTTAATGTTATCTCTAATACCATTGTCAATGGCTCGATTTAATTGGGTTATCTTTTCATTAACTCCAATGTATGCTATACCATAGGGGTTTGACTGCATTTGAGCCGTTAAGTCATTTACTCTTGCTTTTGCTTCAGCAGTCTTAAGTCCGGATGATACGGCATATGGTAATTGGACAATTAAGTTCATCTTATCAGAAGCTATACGCTCATCAAAGACATCACCCAAACTAAGTTTCGCCATTAATCGTTTTGCAACGGACCCATTAGCATTCATTATGCGATAATAGGGATTTTGTATAATTGCGATTTTCTTTTTCTCGAACCGCATTTGTTGAAACATACCAGTGTACGGATTATATATTTCAACATCAACTTCATATGGATACCAATTAACGATTTTACCAGTTCGTAATTCAATAGGCATCCACGCATCAGTATCTTTTGGATTGATAGTTGCCAAAGTTGGAACAATGGCAATAGCCCCTTCATCAAATAAAGAGACCACGCTATCTTTTATCAAATCCCTACCAGTTTGGTCTAAATTAGCAGATAGCGATAAGCATGTATCCAACTTTGATTTGATAATCTTCTTAAAAGCACCGTTTTCATCAATTTCGGCATGATGATAACTAAGCATAGATACATCTGTTGCAATACGATCATATACTGCCGTAACGACAGATCTTTCATTTCCACCTCGAACATATCTTATATCGGGACGGTATGATGAAATAATCCCTCCACTACTACTTGTGTAGGGTGTTGGATCTTTGTTCATAAAGGCATCCCAGGCATGTGCTAGCCTAGTACCAAATTTCTCTTTAGCCATGTAATGCCTCCTAAACTATCTATTCATTTCTGCGTTATATTTGCTTAGGAATAAAGCTCCTGCAGAACCAGACTGAGCATCATACTTAGTCAGCTTTTGATTGTATGCAATCTTAAGTGCTTTTCTAGCCCACTTACCAGCCTTTTGACGACGCTTAGTAGCTTTATAAGTTAACTTGGCAGCTTTACCTTCGAACTTCATAGCCTTTTCAAATTTGCCACGAGCTTTGAGTTTTGCCGCTTTGTAATTTAACTTAGCCGCTTTAACATCATATTTATTTCCTTTTCCCAAAAGCTTATTATATTTATCATAAGCCTTTGTAAGGGTTCTTTCGCGATTACGTTTGATACCCCATTTCATACCAAGAACACCAAAGTGATACAGTTCTTGAGTGTCATCAATATTTTCCATCTTTGTAGTCCTCCGGATTATATCTATCTCTGGCAATACGGTTATCACTATAATCTCGTCTAGATGCATAGCCAATAGAGAATAGATTCAATGACATAGCTTCATTGCCAACTAGCCATGATCTGATTCTACTAAACTTCTTACCTCTAGACTCGTTGTATTTAAGTGATCCATATGAACCCATTAAAGCTGATTTTAAAATGGACTTAGCAAGATTCTCTTTCATAACTTTGGATAAAGTAGACTTCTGAACCTTTGGATACAGTCTCTGTGCTGCTTTAATTCTAGCATCAGCTTTAGCACGTTTAATCAATTTATGACGATTCATAAACGACTTAACGTCTGTTACTTTATTTTTTGATTTGATTTCCTTTATACGATTTTTAGCACCATGCCTATAATCTCTAGACAGTTTGACACCCCATCGCATACCAAGAACACCAAAGTGGTACAACTCATCATTATTCATAATCATAACTCCTATTCGAATAAGTCTCGATTTTGTTTGAATGCTACATATGCATCTAAGAGCGCAGCGACATTATCAATCTTATCCTCACGACGTTTCTTAGATAGTTTTCTGTTTCCGTTACTATCTTCAAATGTAATACAGTTACCCATAGTAAACTGCATTATAGATTGGTCGAACAACAAGGATCGACGTTCGGCAAGTGTCTTTAGTTCGCCTAATGGAACCGATTCTGTCTTAGCACCCTGTGGAACTTTAACCACTCCATATGGACTGACATCCATTGCCCACTTCTCAACAAACTCTTTAGCATTGTATGGGTCATATCCGAATGCTCGAACATCATATTCACAAGACGTTATGTGCTGAATCAGATCATCATAAACTCGATTAAGGTCTAAGATAGATCCAGGCAACACTATCAGAGTTCCTTCGTTAATAAACTCTTCATACTTAACTCTTGAAGCTCCTGGTAGTTTACTTAAAGTGTATTCTGTTATGTAGCTTCTACACTTAATCCCAAACTCTTCAGCTCTTAAAGGGAATAAGAATGTAAACGCACAGAAGTCATCTCCTTGCGATAAGTCGGCGCCCATAGCACATGGCATTTGCCAAAACTCTTTGTGCCTATGCGGCTTGGTTTCTTCATACGTAAAGAAGTAAGTGAAACCTTCCATAGGAAGACCGAATCGCTTAGCAAGAATGTCGTTTCTCAAAGCAGGATTGTGTTCTGCCTTTTCTACAGCTTGCTGATAAACTTCATATGGGACAGTTAGTCCTAGATTTGGATTACACTTTAACCACATTGATGGATCAGCCACCTCTTTAATATCGTCTAATTTATACCAGAAGATAGACGTGAATGGATCGTAGACCTCTCCACGAAGTATCTTTAGTAACTCCATTTTTATTGAATCTCCAGGACCATTACGAACAGTACCTTCAGAACTGATACATACCACAATGTAGTCATCGTACTTAGAGCCACCTTGTTCTATTGCTTCGATTGGGTTCTCTCTAATGTCACCAGATAGCCATTCATCGACTGTAGCACTCTTCAATCGAAGACCTTGTAATTTATCAATTCGCATAGGTCGTATCTCAATCTTACCGCCTGTTAGTCGATTCTCGATTCCATCTTTGACCTTAACTAGCTTCGGTTGATTCTCTTTATTCCCAGTAGTGTTATTCACGGAACCGTTAGTAAGGAACTTTAAAACAGGCCCTGGCTTTTTTATCATTGAAAGCGTCAAGGTAGCCATTACTTCATCGGCTTGTCTCAATGTAGGAGCGACACATACCTGCCCAATAGAAACTGGGTCACACACCAATTCATATGCTTGTATCGTTCCAGCATATACTGATTTTGATGCGCCACGAGACACTATAATATACTGCATATGAGTGAGTCGTTTCTTTATACGTTTAGTCTCATAGTGGGTTCCTCGTCCATCTTCATTCGGGACAGGGACTGATCTCTCTATAAAGTAGTACCATCCGTATAAGTCTTCGGCCCATAGCTTAAATGATGGAAGAACATCGATCTTACCACCATCAGTTAGAACTAATTCATTTTCGACAAATCTTATATAGCCGTCAACAGCTGATTTGTCATAGTATATGTTAGGGTCAGCTATCTTAGCATCTATACGATTCATTTGCATTTCGATCATTTCATTAACAGGTATTTCACCATTAATTACTGCATCACGAAACTGCTTATAATAGTAAGGATATTCAGTATTACTTAGCATTCTTATCTAAGAGAGTGGATAGCTTAATTGCTGCTTCTAAGAACTTGGTTCCAGTTTCAACATAATTAGTTGCTGTTGAAATATAACGCAATGGTTCTGTTGAATGCCCGTCAATGTATCCCTTTAACATACTATCTTGTTTAAATCTATTTAGTGCATCGTCGATTTCAACCTTAGAAAACTCATACTGATGCTTTCGTAGCAGCTCTGGGTTTCTAAGAATTTTCTCACGCTCAAGCTTCTTGGCTTTGGCCTTCTCTCGACCTTCTTGTAGCTTACGAAGCATTTTGCGTTTCTTAATCCACGTAATGACTCCCCACTTCATACCTTTGACGCCACTATGGTAAATAACTTCACATGTATTCTCCATGCTCCACCTCCATAATAATACTTGCTTCGAGCTCTCCTAGAACTCGTCTGTTTGCTTCTGCAACTGTTGATATAGTTGCTGGATCGAACATCTCCTTAACCTTAAGGATCATGAATGATTTAATAGATGATAGATTGTACTCATCCCCAACATAATCATGCCATGTTTCTTGGTTACCTTCAATGTGGTATCCTCTACGCTTTACACCCAATCTGTATAATATCTGGAACACTGTATTGGCGCAAGTAATTATTCTTGAATCAAAACTAGTGTCAGATGGGTCAATGTCAATTCCTTCTTTAATAGTATCTAATATACTATCCGACATACTACCTGCCATATACTAAATCCTCCATGGTATTGTATCATTCTCATATCTTTCTAATGGTTGGTCTTGGATTAGCATACTACCATCACCGTAATGGATTTGGTCGTGTGTTAACTTAGAACAGCATATTAGATTATTTGGATCAAACAGTTTTGGACTTCGATTCAACAGATCTTCTTTCGTTATCGGATTTATGTGATGAACCATAATTGGTCCATTAATTGGACGATCCTTCATTCCCAGATCACACCCGTTATCTCTGACTATTACAAGGTCTCTCACTCTTAACCAGTCAGACGATTTATAAAAGATTTGATTTAAGTATCTATTGCATCCAAACGTTTCTTCACCAACTCGTTTATCATTTAGCTTGAGATACTCGAAGCGGCCCATAAAGCTGTCGATCGATTGGAGCTCCGAATAGCTTTTAGTAATCATTCTCAAGTTCCTCACCTTTACTAGGTCTGTAAGATCCCATAGCATCGATTGCCTTTGTGTATAACTCTGCAATGTCTTTCTGGGATTTGATAGCTTCGGCTTTTGCCTTGAGCATTTCTGTTTGATAAACAAGTTCCTGTCTTTCAAGGTCAGCCATAGATGATCCAAGTTTCAAAAAATGAACTATGACTGATGATTTGGCGGTTCCTTCTCTTAGTTGTTTCTCAGCAAGATCTACCGCTAAGGATACAAGCTGTCTTTCTCTTCCTTCTGGAGTTCTAGCAGGCGGCTGAACTCTGTCGGAGTCATTTCTAATTCTTCTCATCTAGAATTTCACCTCTGTTTCACTCACTTCTTTCTAGGAATATAATAGTTAGTACGACTTTTGAATACTTTATGGATAGATATGGCCGAGTGAAGTGAACTTATGACGTCTAGATTTAGCCTACATCGAAAGGAGATTATATGAACAACATGCATAGAAAGGAGCCTCAGACATACCTATCCATAAAGCATCCAGGAAACCGTTTTCAAAAAGTGCCCCCGGAGAAATATGCCGGCCTCGTCAATATTTCTC